TCCAACTTGTGAAAAGGCAAACGTAAATGGTTGACCAACAAAACGTTGTGTAAATAAAGCCGTGTCGGTCCAAACATAAATTGCATCTCTACCTCTGATAGCTCCTCTGATCTGTGATCCGTCAGCCAGTCTTTGTGTGCCCGCTGTAGTTTCCGCTGATTGTACATAATTATTTATATCTTCTTGATCCGAGAATCTTATAAACATATCGTCTTGTGTTGTGGGATCTCCAATGGTTGTTTCTGTTCCATAAAAAACCAAGTGCCGATCCGGTGTTGATACAACCATGTGTCTTGATGCAGTTGGCGCACCAGTTATAATTACAGCTCTTGTGTTTTCTGCATTTGTTGCTGCAGAGTTCCATTCAAACACAGCGCTGTCATGAATAAGACATATAGCCTTATCACCAAAATTATCTAATGACCACATACCAGGTTCTAATACTAAGTCACCTGATGCAGCTTCACCCCACGCAACAAAGTCAGTAGAATTTGTTACCGTTGCTCCACTTGAATGAGCAGATCTCGTAGAATTTCTAACTCCTCTAGTTATACCTGTTAAAGTATTTCCAGAAACTCCTGTGTAAGAAATTTCTTCATTACCTACTTGAATAAAGTTTGTACCTGAAGTTGGAAATTGTGAAGCATCAGTTAAAGTAATTGATGTTCCAGAACCACCTGTTCCTGCTGTGTCATCTAATAAAGCACCATTTAGAGTCGTGGTCGATGCACCTATTTCTTCTCCACCCCAAGTACCTAAAGACCAACCAAAACCTTTTGCTTGAACAGCTGGTCCGACTGGATAATAGTGTTGAACTCTAATACCACCTGATGTCGTTGCACCAGATCCTGTTTCATTTGATGGCATTGTTATAGTTAAAGTTGTTGCTGATGGCACACTTGTCACCATAAATTTTTTGTCATTAAAATCAGATTCACCAAAATTAGATCCTGTGATTGTAGAAAAATTATCTAACAATATAATATCATTGGCCTCTATATCGTGTGTTGTAGAAAAAGTTAGTGTAACAACCGCTGATCCGTTGGT